TTTTAATTTTCTCGTTTTTGTTGTCAATTGTGTAGTCGTCATATTCGATTAAGTTTTCATGTAACATTTTCCAATAAAAGTATGCTTTGTTTTCAGGTGTTTTTTGATCTTGTGCGACTATGGCATCAAAATCGGTAGCATCCACTGGTCTTAACTTGTTATTGGTTACCAATGTTCCTCTCATCAAAAAAATATTTGTAGTTATGTCGTTCACGCTGCTGAATTTTATTTCCTTGCCATTCTTGTCTTTTATTTTATTGCCACTACTGTCTTTCACCGTTAACTCCTCAAATAAGTTATTTATTTCCGGGGAATAATTCAATAATTTCAAAACATCTTCTTGGAATGAAATCTGAATGTCAAGAGAAAGTAGTTCGCTCATACTAAGTCTGTCATTCTGTTTTTTCCTATTTAATATATTTACATTTGCCGATCGCCAAACCGTACTATTTTGGTTCAGATTATCTCTATATAAATTCAATATAAACATATTCATCTCCAAATCAGTTCTGTTTTCGAGTTCCTTTTGTTTCTTTTCAATGACGTCATCCTTTTTCTCCTCTTTGTATTTTCCATACGACTCTATCACTGGTAAATACTTCGGATGATTTAATGCATCGTTCACCCATACAATTCCAGAGACAGTATACGTTCCCCCTCCTATCTTCAGATATGAAAACTTCCGGTCAAAACGGCCCGGCAAAAAAGGAAACCAACTGGACCCTTTTAAAGTCAACGACTTGGGACGTAAAGAAGGATCATAGTACTCCATTGATTGGAAATAATTATTAACCGGGAAACCAGTGCAAAGGATAGTTTGTATTGTAAATTCAAAGTTACTTATTTTCTTCTCATCTTCTTCTTTTTCTTTCAGCTTCTTTTCTTCATCATCTTCAGCTTTTTCATCTTCTTTCACTTTAGTTTCTGAGAAGGAGATGTCAGTACTACCACCTTCTTGTTTCTGTATTTTCGCATTTTTTTTATTTGAAAACTCAATCACCATAGACTTAAACTTCTCTTCGTTGAAGAATACTTCTAAGCGTTTATAATATTCTAAATCTTGGATCTCTTGTCTCGGGTAATCTGCAGTTGGATCGAAAAACGGAAATTTTACCAATGTTTGTTTCTTTTTACCGGCAGGCGGAGAATAATCCAATATATCACTTGTTAGCTCTATATATCCCGATTTGTCAGGAATACTTGTATTGAGCATAACTTTTAATTGATATTGCGCCATCTATATACTATACTCTATAAAAAGACTATTTTTCCGCCGATTCTTTCAACAGTTTTTGCGCTTTTTCTATAGTTTTCATGGCGGATTTCAATTCGTCAGAGGACACCACATTCGGGTCACCTTCGAAATGATCGAGAGTTTCCAGTTGCATGGTCACGAAACTTTCCGGCAAAACACAAAACGCACTTTTCTCGTTAAATACAAACTCCATCAATACACCGAATATGGCCGAAACGAAAAGGGCGACCAGAATATCTCTCGTCCCCATCCATGCCATAGCAAACACGAGGACATATTGGCTAAAATGCAGACTATTTTTCATTACCGCCTCCACAGTTCGGCTCATTGGCAATGTAAGAAGTTTAGAAGACAAGTTCAGAGTTAAAATGACTAAACCCGCGAAAATCTTGCTATCATTTATGGGCGAAAGTACAGAGAATAAGTAATCAAACGTTTTCTTAAACATTTTCCCGATCTTCTTCATCAGGCCTATATTGTATTTGGTGATAATTTTGTCGCAACTTCTTTTTGAAAAACAACCACTGCCTCTCCTTCTGGATGTAACAAATAATTCGCCACACCCGCGAGAGTTGAGTACTTGGAAGATCTGGACTGCAAATCTTCCTCGGCGTCGTGTTTGCGGTTTATAGTAAAATGACACGTGCGATCGCAAGGATTGCATTCACCTTCTCTAAACGTAAGTTCCGGATACACATGTGTGACTAAAGAGTTTTTCACCTTTTGGTCTCTGCATTCAACATGGTTCTCCTTTTTATGGCAAAAATCGCGTCGGAATAGTTGTTCACTGACCTTTTTTATGGGAGATAAATTATCAGGATACGCTTCATTCAGCGAGGTGAAATCTTTTTCCAAATTCTCTTCAAATGCTATACTATGTTCTTTTAGGGAAGGTTTAGGCAAAAATTCCACATATTCTTGTGTAGATTTTGACAAAAAGCCTTCTTCTATCTCCCTTTGATAATAGAGAATTGTCAACAGACATATGATTAACCCATGCATCATTTCTTGATATGTATAAAAAACAATCATGGCTACGGCTAAGCATTTACCTAAAGGTTGTGAACTTACTCGTGCAAAGGATGTAGGAAACAATATAAATAAAATAATCAATGCAATTGGCAACCCTTGTGTTACTAATTTAAGAAATTCGGCCATATAATCTATTCTGTTATTTTATTAGACGTTTTCAAATAGGAAAAAAATATCACTATTTGGGAAAGAGAGATCATGTCCTTGTTAACTCAAGCAAGTCCTTTTAATACGACTGAAGGGAAACCCCCAGAAAAAATGAAATCAAATATGATAGACACCTTCAAACGAATACAATCGGAACACTTAAATACGACGAATGACGCTCTTTCTAAAATAGAACAAAGCCAAGCAATTGAGAACACCAATAAATTGCAACTGGGAAACGACGGTGATCGTTTGGCCGATTTCGTGATTCCACCGTCCTATCAAAGTAAATCTGCGGGAGATGCAAAACCCCCTCCCGTCTATTATGCTACTACTAATAAAAATCACGGCAGTTCCCGTTCTTTTAACGGTAGTTCCTTTAGCCAAAGTTACGGAACCACACCTTACTTCGCCGCAAAAGAGCCAAGCACTCATATTGTCCAGAACTCATCTAACAACCAGTTGATGGAGAAACTAAACTATATGATTCATTTGCTGGAAGAACAACAAAAAGAACCAACCCAGAACATCATGGAAGAATTCGCGTTGTATGGTCTTTTGGGCGTTTTCATGATTTATATCGTGGATTCATTTGCCAGAGTAGGCAAATACACCAGATAATTTAATAATTATTAATTTATATATTATGCACTGGCGAGATGTTTATATGGAAGTACAAAAGGCATGTAACTATAACCTTCATATTTTTAGTATTGATTTTCACAAGTTTACTCTTGAAATCCACATGGTTCATAAAATAATGAATTTGTTTCCTTCTATTGGGCTGTTTGGATAAATTAGGTTATATAAATAATAAGCCGACTGAGTCACGTTGCGCATTTCATACTTCGTTTGCCATTTACTCAAAACCAAATCGTTGTCACTTATGCAAGGAATTTCCAATATACCAAATTCCTTTCTATCTATTAAAAATAAATTCAGACAATTCAAAAACCCGTGGAAAAAAAGTAAACTCTTTGTTGTCAAGAAATTCACAGATGCGGCTAACCGAACCATATGTGGTTTTTTCAAATTTTCGTTCTCCCACGAAATATGTGTATTTTCAAAAACATATACCCCGCCGACATGTTCAACGTTCTGTTCCTTATACACGGTAGCATATATCGTGTACCGTTCGTTTTTCAACCATTCCAACGTATATTCAAATTCAGGCATCAACGAGACGTCGAACTGAATTAATATCTTGGCATAAATGCCTCGCCATAAATCTAAATGTGTCGTATTCAAACAACGGATACTATAATTAAGCGGCAGTTTTTTGATAACCGTATCTCTCAATACAAAGGTATATGTTTGATATTGCACCAAAGGAACGACGGCTTTACACAAAACCGTATGTTTTTGGAAAATATATCCTCTGATCTTTGGTGGTTGCACCAGCGAGTGTTGGTAGATATGTGTCTGGATTAAATTGCGCGATATATTGTACTTCTCGTGGTTACAAATATATATGAATTCATGTATGACACAATTCCATTCTGGATACTTAACAAAAGTGATCACCACGGGACGAGAAATAAGGGTACCGTAGATTTGTTCGGTGTCCAATATTTCTATGAATGATTGATTGATCTTATCGTTGTAATAACAAGACATATACGAGTCTCCATATACTTTTTTCTTCATATCAGACAGAGAAGTATGATTCAAGATGAATTCGGAGTCCATATAATGTCCCTGAATGAGACGAAGCGTTTTTGTCCACGTTTCGTCTTCAATATCCATCAACTGAGTCGTGACAATATGTTTCGTGTCGCAAAACTGTCCGTTCGTGGGAGGGCGTGTTTTTTTCCAATACGGTTGTTTGCTAAAACGATATAATTCGTATATATGGTAGACCGGTTGATGAAACCAAAAGGGGGAGTATATTTTCGCGCATATAAGTGCAAAAATATAGCCGACGAAAAGAACGGACAATAAATATACGGCAATCATTAGTACGAAGCAGAAGAAATACTTTTATATAGGTTGCTACTTTTTATCCTTATTGCATCGATTCGTTTTTACATTCAGATGTTTTCCTTCCGGACATATTTTCTGAGTGACATTTTTAGTTTTTTTTGGAATCTTTTTGTCCTTATTACATCTATTTGTTAGTATATTCAGATGGTAACCTTCGGGACAAATTTTTTGTGTGACGTTGCGCAATTTGTTACATCTATTTGTTACTGGATTCAGATGTTTACCCTCGGGACAAATCTTTGTCTTCTTTTTAACGGGCAATGACTTGCTCAAGGGGGTAGATAGTTCTTCTAAAGCTTGCATTTTTTCTAAAATCGCTATTTTTTTAGTTACCAACGGATCTTTGGGTCGAATTCTCTTCAAATGTACTATTTTCCGTTTGATGGAAATGTTGGACATGATAAGCTCCATTTCCAGATCTACTATAAAACGAAACTCTTCCAAAATAATGTTGTACTCCTCATTGGTCGCAAGATCATTCCTGCACTGTATTTCAACTGTAGTCATAACTTTATTAAACAGTATGGAATAGTATTTATTTATTTTATCAGAAAGATGGTTCGAGTATCCTTCAATCACATTTTTCAGATATTGTCCCCCCAGCAGCCCTCCTGCTTTTTTATACACGATTTCAATGATCTCACTGCTGGACAATGACGGATTTGCTAACGCTAACTCTGTGAAAAACATGGACCATGCCGCACAATACCCACCGATTGTGTCTTGTTTGTTCGGAATGGCGCCTTCAAGGCGCTGAAGTCCTCTGTCATATGGGCAAACTTTACCCGATTCAATAAATTTTACGTTGGGGAAACCTGCGTGTTTTAAATGGAGGTTAAATATGCTCACGAATACGTCAAGTTCGTATTTGATAGATTCCTTTTCCACTTTTTCCCCCGCGAATTTTCGCCCATGTGGTTCAAAGTGCTCTAATTCATTACTCGCTTGTCTATAAATAAGTATATTCGCGTGTGCGCTGTCTTCGAATACTATACTAAGCGGTATTATAATTATTTTCGTCCCTCGTTTGATACACTCTATAAGTTGGATTGAAACCGCGTCATATACTTGCAAGTTATCATCCGGGTTTTGTGTCTCCATTATAACCCCCATTCTATAGTGAATTTTATCCACGATCAGAACACAGTCTGATTTATATTTTTTGAGTAAATACAGGTTAAATAATGTCCTAACGATTGGACGTGAGGAAAACTTTTGCAGATTTGCATTATTCGTTGAAAATTTATCTACTTTGGTCTCAATATATTTCTTACATTCCTTTTTTGAACGTATATACACCGGCTCTGGATTAACAGAATCTGGAGATATCAAGTAGGGTGATGGAGTCAATGGCCTCGGAGTGGGTATTGGATCTGGCCAAATAAATTTATATATGTTCATTATTTCTATACACTTGTATATATTATTTTTATTGCATGCATCAAATCATACAATCAATATCTCTCAACATTTCGTACGGTATTTCAGGTAAATCCACATGGCATTCCCAGAAGTATCGGCAAAATGCCCATTGAAACTGAAGCTGTGGAATACCGTCTTCATTCAGGCGTCCGATATAATATTGTTTATATTGTGTACGTAGTTTTTTCGCCAGCGTGGGGTTCAATAAATGATGATGTACTGGAGGCAATACATATGCTAACTGTGTATGAGCCTTTACTGGTTTCGTCTCTCGTATCGGCAAAAAAGTCGTTGAAATGATCGGCACAGTCGGGGCCAAGTCTTTCAATAAGGGCGGGTAATGATATTTATATTTCCAAACCCAATCCACTTTTCCGGTAGTATAGTATTGAAATACCCATTCTAATCCCTCCAAATAATTCACACAAATGTCTTGGATTTTCGTATCGGGAGGAAATAGCGTTTGATAATATCTCGCTTCCCATCCAGGTTCTTCTGGCCGAATCACCTTTTCTTCTTTCCTAAATAAAACAGGAGTATTTTGAAACAATTCCGTTTTTTCCTTGATTGTTTCTCGCGGTTGAAGATCTGCGGGAATTTGATCCCATTTTCGCCTTTTCCCATATTCATCCGCAATGAACCCATCTTCGTGTTTAGCCAATTCGCGAATCAGCGCGGAAACCTCTTTCCATTGAATTTTCATTTTCCTGGAGATTAAAAATTTCTCCTGAGTCGTGCCAATTGTAACTCGGTATGCTTCCAGTAATGACTTAATACCGACTGTCCGGATATTTAGCCCGGGGAAATGTGGTAAAAAGTCATTGCCGAGCATAAAACACATGAACATATAATCACACATTCGGTGACTGTCGGTTGAGCTACAATGCATTTCGGTTGCTATAGAACGTCCGAATTTATTCATATCCAAGAACAATGGTTCTTCTGATTTTGATGCCGCTGCTGCGCCACCAAATTGGGGAGCTTCTCGGAAAATATAAAGATTGCGACAAAACGTCAAATGAAATAAAGACAACATGATCAAATCCGCGTCCAAGCCATAAATTGCGCACGTTTCATGAGGTTCACAAGGAAATGATCGCAAATGCTCATACAGTTTATGCTCGCCTTCACCTGGCTCGTCTGGTGTAGCGACGATGATTTTTAACCGTGCTGTTTTGAACCGTTCTCTCATAAAAACAGTAAGTTTATTCATAAACTCGGTTCCTGGAGTGAATATGCTCGTGGTTGTTGTTGTCGCGGTTTTAGGATTAATTTTTTCCATTATACACGCATCAAACCACGACTTGTACCGACGTGTCCTCTGCTGATCCATTTTTGCCATTGGTGCTACACCGTCAAATGCTATATACACATATTGTGTTGGATTGATCATACTTATATATTTTTCAATCTCAATCGCAGCAAGTTCCATTATCTGCGTATAATTTGTTTCAGTAGCAGTAGCAGTAGCAGTAGCAGTAGCAGTAGCAG